ACATGCAATTATCTGATGACGAAACGAAACGCACGTTACTGGATTTAATCGGCACGCACGCCGGGCAGAACCATCTCAGGACAAAAATTGAAACCTACATCCGGCGCATGGAGCGCAAGGCGATGCTGCCGTTGAAGCGGGTCATCAAGGTGCAGTACACCATCAACCCGCAGACCGACGAGGTTACGAGTTTCCGCGAGACACCCGACGGCGAACGGTGTGATCGATCATGGGCGGGCGGGCGGCATCGTGTCGTGAACATTGAGCGGCGGCCTACAGAATACTGGGCGATGTTCCATTGGCGTCATGGCTGGTTTGACGAAAACCGCTGCGCCTACACGGGCAATCACGACCATGACCAATACGCCGCCGCGCCCATTGATTTTGAGTATGAGGTCAAACCCACGCACCCCGACGCGGTTGGGCAGGTGTGTATCGAGTGCCGCCAGCGCAAACCGTTGAGCGCCGATTTCTTCTACCGCGACCGCAGCTACGCCAACGGGTTTAAGGCGCAGTGTGTGACATGTTATAAAAGGGCGCGACGCGAACGGTATGCCCGGCAGGCTGCATAGTTCAGGGCGTCACCGGAAAATTGTTTCGGGTTTATTGACACCCGGTAGGTTGCGGTTACAATGGGGGGTGAGAACGAACCCCGCATCTATGTCAACCAAGGCGCAGGTCACCTTCCCCAAGAAACCTAGCTTGCGGTGCGGGTTTTCGATTCTCCGATGTTTACTGAGGGTGGCTGCTTCCCGCCACCCCTTTCCGATATGGATACCGATGACTCACAACCGAAAACAGATCAAGTTAACTGACCTCAAACCGGATACCTCTAACGCCAATCGCGGCACTGAGCGCGGCCTGCGCGTGCTGGATGACAGTCTGGCGCAGGTGGGTCTGGGGCGTTCTATCGTCGTTGACAAAAACTTGAACGTGGTGGCCGGCAATAAAACGCTGGAACGTGCGGTGGATCAAGGGTTTGAGGACGCGGAAATTATACCCACGCAAGGCGACAAACTGATTGTCGTGCTGCGTGAGGACTTTGATTTATACGCCGATGACCCGAACAACAGCGCCCGGCAGTATGCCTATTACGATAACCGCAGCAGCGAACTGGATTTGCAGTGGGACGTTGAGCAGTTGCTAGCCGATATTCAGGCTGGCTTCGATTTTGACGGGTTGTTCCGTGAGGATGAGTTGGATGCGATAACCAACGCTCTGATTGAGCCTGATTGGGGCGATGTGTTTGGGTCAATCCCTGTAGGGGACAAAACCCCATTCCAGCAGATGACATTTATCCTGCACGATTCGCAGGTTGAAACCATACAGGCGGCCTTGAAACGGGCGAAAAGTGATGTTCCCGACGAAACGCCTAACAAAAATAGCAACGGTAACGCGCTATGGATAGTCTGTGAGGCGTACCTAAATGGGTAAGGCTAAGGACATCGTGCTGCGCCCGGTGACATCTAAAATCGCTACGCCGTTTGTTAAGCAGCACCACTATTCTGGCAAGGTTATGCAAAATAGTACCCTCCATTTAGGTGTTTATTACCACAATAAGTTGGAGGGTGTGATGTCGTTTGGGTCATCCATTGACATTCGGCGGACATCCGGTTTGGTAGAGGGGACAGGGTGGAACGAATTTATTGAGTTAAACCGGATGGCGTTTACTGATGTTCTGCCTCGCAATAGCGAAAGTCGTGCGATTGCGATTGCCATGAAATTGATGAGGCAATATGCGCCGCAAATTAAATGGGTAATTTCATTTGCCGATGCAACACAATGCGGGGATGGTACTATCTATCGTGCATCTAATTTTGTTTTGACAGGGATTAAAAAAAACAGGCAAATTATACGTTGGAACGATCAACTAATTGCAAAAAAAACACTAGACAACAAAAACTATCCGAAAATAAATGGACGGTATTTTTCTGCTCACTTGCTAAATAGTGGCGAGGCCGAATATGTTGATGGATACCAACTCCGCTACATCTATTTTATAGACAAATCGTATCGGCAACGTTTGACCGTTCCCGAACTCCCATTTTCGGCAATAGACGAAATGGGCGCGGGAATGTATAGGGGTCAAAAACGTTAACTATGCGGGCGCCTGATGGTAGGCGGCTGGTGTCCAACCAGCCAAGGCGGTTCGACTCCGACCCGCCCGCTATTCACCTGCGCGGGTTAAGGAAATGGGACTTAATAGACCCGGCAACCATTGTTCGCAATTGAGCATATTGAGTGACTATGGCGAAATATAACGTAGGCGACATTGTAGATGCCCTTCGTGATAGCAAGGGCATGGTGTATGTGGCAGCCCGCAAGGTGGGCTGCGCCCCGAACACAATCTACAACTACGCCAAAAAGCATGCGTCTGTCCAAAATGAAATCAATAACCAGCGCGGGTTGATGGTGGATGCTGCGGAGATGGCATTGTACAAGGCACTTGTGAATGGTGAGGCGTGGGCGGTTAGCCTGACTCTTAAGACGATTGGCAAAAGCCGGGGTTATGTTGAGAAGTTGGTTATCGAACACAACGTTCCACCCGGGCTGGTCAATTCGGTCATCAAGGCCGCCGCCGCCGCAGGGGTTGACCCATCCCAACTGTTTGAGGATATGCTGAATGAGATAGCAAGGCAGTCGGTGGATGCTGGACACGAAGTCGATAGCGAGTAGAGTGTGGGAAAGGCAGTTCAGCCCAGACCGCGTTGACGTTTCATCCATGTCATTCGAGGACTTCTGCGCGAGATATCTCGTTATCCAGAACAAGGCCGGCGACTTAATTCCGCTAGTCCTCAACGATATGCAGCGTGACTTGCACCGCAATCTGACCGGGCGCGATCTACTCGTGAAACCACGCCAGAAGGGTGCGACCACCTACATACAGGCACTCCACCAATACAATTTAGCATTAGGCGGCGCACGTATATCCACGCTATGCCATGACGATGATCTGACTCAAGACATTCGCGAGATGGCAGACCGTTTTTATGACAACATGCCGGATGCAGTGCGCCCACGACGGAAGTATGCCAACGCCAAGCTCACAACCTACCCTGATGTAAACAGTCGTGCGCGTATTGCCACAGTCGGCGGTCACGCGGGCGAGGGCAGCACGGGCAAGCGGAAGGGGCGTGGCGGCACAAACACACACGTACACGGCACTGAGGTCGCGTATTGGCCTGATGCTGAGGGCGTGATGTCATCTATGATGCAGGCAGGCAATCCTGACATCATTCTGGAGTCGACTGCCAACGGCGCTCAAGGTTGGTTCTATGATCGCTGCATGGACGCGCTGGATGGCACGGGGCCGTGGACGCTGCACTTCTATCCGTGGTTCTTTGACGACGAATACTCAGTCCCATTAGAGCCGGGCGAACATCTCGACTATACCGATGACGAGCAGAAACTGATAGACGAGCACGGGTTGACGCCGGAACAGATCAAATGGCGTCGCCTCAAGATCGAAGAGATACCCCTGAAGTTCGCACAGGAATACCCGGAAAGTGTACATGAGGCATTTATCCATTCGGGTCGCAGTGTATTCGGTGATGTCACCCATTGCTTGACCGCACCGCCGCAGGCGCGGCCGCAAGAGGGACATCGCTATGTAGCCGGAGTGGACTGGGGACAGGCCGATGATTACACCGCCATTAGCATCATTGATACTACCGATAACGTTGAGGTGTTTGTAGACCATTTCAACCGGATGGACTGGGATTTAATGCAGTGGCGCATTGTTAACGAATGTATGTACTGGAACGTAGAGACCGTGCAACCTGAGATGAATAGCATCGGCAGTGTCAACGTGCGTTATATGCGTGAGAAATTTGAGACCGAGGGGTATGACATCAACGTTCGCCCTGTGACGACGGACAACCGCAAAAAGGCGCGGTGGGTGTCTAATTTCTATCAGGCAATCCATAGTGAGGGGTTACGGCTGTTGGATAAACCATATGCAACTGCGGAACTCCGTGCATTTGTGCAAAAACAAACCGAATATGGCGCGTACAAATATGAGGGCGCGGGCAACGCGCATGATGATACGGTGATCGCCCGGCTGCTGGCGAATGATGCTGCGTTGAAGGTGGTCGCGTGACTATCCACAACAGATCACAGTCCGGCATTGCGGCGGACATAATGGACAGTTTTAAGGCTGCAAGTGTTGCCGGGCAGCAGGTAGCGCGTGGTCTATCGCGAATTAGCAGAGCGTCCGTCAAGGCCAGCCGCAACATCTTCGGCCGGCGACACAAGGCAACATCTTTGCAAGACCTACTATCATACTACCCGCTTGGCTTCGGTAGCGCGAATGAGGACATCACCTATAGCAAGGCGGGGGCGGCGGCGGCCTATTGTTATGTGCCGGAGGTCAACAACGCCATATCGTCAATCGTCGGCGGCATAGAGAGCCTGCCGTGGGACATTGTGCGCTACCCGGAAGGTCGTCGGCGGCAGAACAGGCGGCGCATTGAGGGTGACGTGATCGCGTCTGACAACGATCTACAGATCAATCATCCTTTCCAACGCGCGGTAAAGCGGTTTCACCATCGTAACAACTTCGGCCTCATTAGTACAATGGCGCTGGATTACACATTATATGGTGAGGTGTTTTTAGAGGTTGCCCGTAACCAGTATTGGGCAGACGAACTCATCGAATGGTTGAATCCGTTAGGCGTGCAAATTTCGACATATCGTGGCATTGAGCATTTTCGCTATGGGTGGAACACAACATTCGTGACCTACAGCCCGGATGAAATTGCCTACCTGCATAACCGCAATCCGCAGAATGATTTTGAGGGCTACCCACCTGTCCTAGCAGTTCTAAACAAGGTCAATATTTCCCGAAATCTGGATCGTTTCCTGCGTGACTATTTCATCAATAATGCCCGGCCTACTGTTGTGGTTGCGCCACCTACGCCGGAACTTGATTTCTCTAACGCAGATTTTGAGCGCATCAAGACATTATTTTCCGAGCAAATGAAGGGCGCGGGCGGGCAGTACGGCACGTTTGTAGCACAGCGGGCAGTATCGGTCACACCGCTAGACCAGCCCGATTTAGGGAAAAACAGTGAGCTAACCGAAAATCAGATCAACGCGATCTATGAAAAATTTAGCGTGCCGCGTGCGATGAGGGGCAACACGTCCGCCACACCGTACAAGGACGGTGATGAAACCACCCGGCGATTTTATCTCGATGCGGTTATCCCGTTGGCGAAAACATTGCAGCAGTTTATTAATGTCGAAATCATGCCCTACTTTGACATTAGCGGCGGCAGTGAAGTTTTTGAATTTGACACATCGGCCTACGACATGGTGACGGCGGCCGACCAGATTGAGGGGCAGGTTGTCCACAGTCAGGTGCAGAGTGGGTATCTATCACTAGGAGAGGCCGCACGTATACAGGAGCGACCTACGCCGGAATGGCTGAATGAGCGTTATATGGTGCGCGGCCTGCCGATGACACCGCAGCAGATCGATAAGCTAGTACAGGCAGAAATAGAACGCAGTGTTGGTAGCGGGTCATTGATCGACATCGATGGGAATGAGTTGGGTCGATTGAATATGCCGCGAACTCCAGGCGGGCAACCGTCGGGACCACGGCAGAGGCTAGGTGAAAACAACACTAACGAATCAGGATTTGACAAGGCTGGATTGCCGGAAGCCTGTATTCTGTTGAAGCTGGCAAACAATCCCGATTTGTTGGCATTGCGAAAGCGGGTTGAGGAGTATATCGGCGACGCGGAAGTAGAATGGAATATCCCTGATAGCTACCATGTGACGCTGGCTTACATTCCCGGCGTGCATGAGGATCAACTTGAGACATTAAAGGCCGGGTTAAAGCGCATTGAACTGCCCGACATGAAATTGAATATCGGCAGCATGGACAGTTTTCAAGACTTTGACCGCTTCACTATCCACTTCAAAATCCGGCGCAATATAAAATTACTCGATCTCCATCAGAAAATTATTGACCTGTGCGATGAATTGGATGTTGAGCGCAGCATATATAGTGATCCTGATAACTACGTACCGCACATCACGCTCGGCTATACCAACGAGAGGCCGGGTCGCATGACCTACCACAGCAAGATCATGGTACATGCGACAAGCCTGCAACTGACTGATGAGAATCATGATGTGCTGCTGGAAATTGAACCGGATAGCTCAGAGCCACACAAACATCATGCGGCGGACTGGCAACTCAAACTTTATGCCGATGACCCTGACGAAGATGAAATAAGGAAGCGAATTGCGGGCGAACTCAAAGCGTATCGCGCCTACGAACTAAAACGTTTCGGCAGCAAGACCCGCGATTTCGCGCCTGATGTCCTACCGCCATTTATCCACCATGCCCTGATTGACGCACTGGACAACGCCAAGAGCAGGGATGACATTGACACGATATTCGGCGAAGTGTTGGAATACCCGCGTGTAAAGTCTCTGTCCAGCTATCAGTCCAGCCTGCGGGAGTTCGGCAGGGGGTTGTGGAACGGTGTACTGGACGCGGAGCGTGTGACCGATGGAATACAGAACCTGATTGAACGTGAATTCCAGACGGCATTTTATCAGGGCATTGAGCGCGGCGGGTTAGACCCTGAAGACCTAACAGAGGACGATGTCAAGGAACTAGCGACATTGATCGAAACCGAACGTGGGCATGTGCCGGGTTTGGTAGCGTGGATTAAAGAGAACAATCGTGCCCGTGGCGGACGTTTGACGGCGGTACGTCGTCGGGTTGACCAGTGGGTTAGCCAGTTCGCCAATGTCGTTGAAGTCGGCTACCTCGTAGCGAAACGTGACGGAAAAATAAAGTGGAAGCGTGATCCGCGCAAGGAAAGCTGTCAGTCATGTTTGGCGCTAGACGGACAGGTGCGCCTGGCGTCCTTTTGGCGTGCGCTTGGCATCGCGCCCCGCGACAAGAAACTGGCGTGTTTCGGCATATGGTGCGGGTGTGAGTTCGAAGATACTGACGATCCAATCAGCAAAGGCCGCTTGCCCGCGCTTGGGTTGCGGGAATAGGAGTCCCCATGAGTGAAGTAACGAAACCAACGGTACTGCGCCTTGATCGCGGCGGGTTAATCAAGGCTGTTAGCGAAAACACGTTCGAGGGGTATTTAGTGCGTTATGGCGAACAGTCTGACCGTGATCTGGATTTAGAATGGTTCTCGCCCAAAACCTACTTCATGTTGAAGGCCGGGTATCCAGTCAAAGGTGCGCCGATCAACTATCAGCATGGGATGGAGCACAAGTTCGGCAACGTAGGCATCGGCCTGTTTGATTTCGTAGATCAGGACGACATCGGCCTGTTCGTAAACGGGCAGTTACAAAACAAAGAGCGTTATGAGGATATGCTGCGCGAATTAGGCCGGGTCAAGGGCATTAAATTATTGGATCGAGACATCCGGCATAAGGCCGAAATTGCCCACAAAGCGGTAAGTCAACTTGTAACAAGTGTCCCGTTGCGGCAGAGCATGGGAGCGGATATAGCGACA